ATCGTAAAGTCGGAGTCGAAGATCCTAAGACCCGTCGTTCGACTAATTCAAGAAGTACCGGCAGCTCAAACAATACCCCCAAACCTGAATCTAAGGTTGATACCCAATCTCAGACTGATCCAAAACGAGCCATTCGACTGGACCGGTTTGCTAGATTTATGACTGAAGCCTTTAAACAGCCAGCTCGGAAGATCTGACTTTAGATTCTCAACTTAATTACTATCCGATTTAAGAAAGGAGATCTTCAAAATGGGAGACAAAATTCCCGACTTTAGTGGCTACGCCACAAAGAATGGACTCATGTGTTCAGATGGTCGAACGATCATGACTGATGCATTCAAGCATAACGATACCATGAGGGTTCCCCTCGTTTGGCAGCATCTGCACAACGAACCGGTGAATATTCTCGGACATGCGCTTCTCGAAAATCGTCCCGACGGTGTGTACACCTATGGATTTTTTAACGATACCGATGTTGCCAAGATCGCTAAGGAATCCGTTCGACACGGAGACATTACCGCGCTCTCTATCTATGCCAATAATCTTCAGCAGAAGGGTAAACAGGTCTTCCACGGCGACATCAAGGAAGTCAGTCTCGTCCTAGCTGGTGCCAATCCTGGCGCGTTCATCGATAGCGTTAACCTCGCACACAGCGACGGCACCGATATCGAAGATGAAGCCATTATCTACACCGGGCTCAGCTTTGAGCACGCCGACACTAAAGAAGGAGACGACGTGACAACGAATACCGTTATCCACGCCGAAGATACCCCCAAAACGGTTAAGGAAGTCTGGGATACCTTGACCGAAGAGCAGTCAACCGTCGTTTCGGCAATCATTGCTGAAGCTCTCGAGACTGTCCCAGAAGCAACCGAGGGCGAAGAACTCCAGCAAAGTGCGTTGGATTCTGCAACCATCACAACCACAATCACCGACGATGTCATTCAGCACGTCGATAAATCCATCAAGGAAGGTTTCCAGAACATGACCCGCAACGCTTTCGAAGAGAACGAGACTGTCAAGGACAAGCGTCCCTCGCTTTCTCACTCTCAGATGACCACCATCGTCAACGACGGTAACAAGTACGGCAAGCTGTCCGACTCGTTCATCGCCCACGCCGGCGAGTATGGTATCGACGACATCGAATTCCTCTTCCCCGACGCAAAGACCCTCTCCAACACCCCGGAGTTCATCAGCCGTCGTATGGAATGGGTCACCAAGGTTCTCGGTGGTGTTCGTAAGAGCCCCATCTCGCGAGTCAAGTCCATCGTGGCCGACATCACCGCTGACGAGGCGCGTGCAAAGGGTTACGTCAAGGGTAGCCTGAAGAAGGATGAAGTCATCAAGCTGCTCAAGCGCGTGACTCAGCCCAAGACCATCTACAAGAAGCAGAAGCTGGACCGGGATGACATCATCGACATCACCGACATCGACGTGGTGACCTGGCTCAAAATGGAAATGCGTATCATGCTCGATGAGGAAGTTGCTGCGGCAATCCTCGTGGGTGACGGTCGCGAGTCTGACGACGAAGACAAGATCGATGAGGACCACCTCCGTCCGATCGCGTACGACGTTGACATGTACAACACCACGGTCTACCTCGACGGCACCCCCACGCCGGCTGAGACCACCGAAGCAATCATCCGCTCCCTTGACAACTACAAGGGCTCGGGCGCACCGGCAATGTACACGACTCAGTCGAAGCTCACCGACCTGCTCCTGGACAAGGACACCCTCGGTCGTCGTTACTACGCCACGAAGTCTGAACTCGCCGCGGCCCTTGGTGTCAGCGAGATCGTCGTTGTCGAGGCCATGTCTCGTGCAGCAGACGTCGTTGCCGTCATCGTCAACCTCATTGACTACACCGTGGGTGCCGACAAGGGTGGAGAAATCAACTTCTTCGACGACTTCGACATCGACTACAACCAGAACAAGTACCTCATCGAGACTCGTATCTCTGGGGCACTGACCAAGCCGAAGTCCTCCATCACGATCCGTAGCAACCCAGGTATCGTCCTGGCCACCGTTAGCGCACCGACGTTCGTTAACAGCACCGGTGTCCTGACGATCCCGACTCAGACCGGCGTGGTCTACAAGGACGGCATGACCAACGTGGTTCTGGCAGCTGGCGCACAGCCGGCCATTGCCAGCGGCGCATCCATCATTGTTGAAGCCGTTGCGGCATCGGGTTACTCCTTCGTGCACGGTCTCGACACTGACTGGAGCTTCACCCGCGTCTAAGTAAGGATGCATCATGGCAAAGTTTTGTGACATGGTAGGTTATGCCGTACCATCAGAGACTGTGCCTGGTGTCTGGGTCAATATTCTCGTTGAGCGAAAACTCTACGGTGAAGTTGAAAGCAATAGCGTACGGATAAATGCAGCTGAGATGAAGGTCAATAGTGATATTTCGGTGGGTAACTCCATTAATGTCATGGCCGACGCTTATGCTAATAACCATTTTCATAACATCCGATATGTTAAGTGGGCGGGGGCTCTATGGATTGTCACTAAAGTTGACGTCAAGAGCCCCCGCCTTATCTTAAGACTCGGGGGTGTGTATAATGGGCCAACGCCTGCAGCTCCAGTCCCTGCTTGAAGAAATTCTTGGTAGTCGAAATGTATATTTCCAACCGCCCGAAGACTTTAGAATGTCGTATCCGGCAATTGTGTACAATCGAGACTATGAAGAATCTCTAAGCGCAGATAACAGTCCCTATAACCGGCGTAAACGCTACATGGTTACGTGTATCGATCAGAATCCCGATTCAGAGGTTCCCGATAAACTTACAGGCCTTCCAATGTCTAAGTTCGTGAGGCATTTTACGGTTGCTCAACTTAATCACGACATCATCAATCTTTATTTTTAGAAAGGCATTACCATGACTGTACTCACATGGGATGGCTCCGGGCAGCGCCACTATGAAACTGGCGTTAGCAAGGGTGTCCTCTACATCCCAACGTTGGGCGTCTACGACACTGGTGTAGCTTGGAACGGTCTCACGGCTGTTACCGAAGCTCCTTCCGGCGCCGAGGCAACTGCACAGTACGCAGACAACATCAAGTACCTGAACCTCATCTCTGCTGAGGACTTCGGTGCTACGATCGAGGCCTACACGTATCCTCCCGAATTCGCGCAGTTCGATGGTTCAGTTTCGCCGTCGGCTGGCGTGGTCATTGGTCAGCAGGCTCGCAAGTCCTTCGGATTCTCGTACCAGACACTTCTCGGCAACGACTTGGTTGCTACGGACTTCGGATACAAGATCCACCTGGTCTACGGCGCAACTGCTGCTCCGACGGAAAAGGCTTACGCGACGGTTAACGACAGCCCCGAGGCAATCACGTTCTCGTGGGAGGTTACGACCATTCCCGTACCGGTAGCTGGCTTCAAGCCTACTGCTATCCTGACGATTGACTCGACCAAGGTATCCGCGTCGGGCCTTACGGCTCTCACGAATGCCCTCTATGGTACGGCCGCCGCGTCACCGCGTCTTCCGTTGCCCGATGAAGTCATTGCGATGTTTGCAACGACCCTCACCGCCGTAACGACTGTCGCCCCGACGGCTACCGCAGCTGGCGTTATCACCATCCCGGCAGTTACCGGTGTGGTCTACCGTCGTGCAGACACCCTTGCCATTGTCAACAGCTCTGCTACTGTGCAGATTCCTGGGGCAATCGGTTCGTCCTTGGTCATTACGGCAACTCCGGCTGCTGGATACATGTTCACTGCGAACTCGGACGACGACTGGGTCTTCACCCGAACGGTCTAATCCAACAATTGAGAAAGGAGACCAGAGAATGCTTAAGATTATCATCCCATCGAGCGAATTCTTTAATGAGACATCGAGTGAATTCCTAACGAGACCTGAAGTAAAGATCGACATGGAGCACTCTCTGGTCTCCCTATCAAAATGGGAGGCGGAATTCGAAAAGCCGTTTCTTAGCAAAGAAGACAAAACACCAGCGGAGACGTCAGGCTACCTCAGAGCTATGACTTTGACACCGAACGTCTCCCCTGAAGTTTTCTGGAGAATGCCCCCGGAGGTAATTACCCAGATTAACACATATATTGGCGCTAAAATGTCTGCGACTTGGTTTACGGAAGTTCCGGGATCGTCTAAGAGTCGCGAAATTATTACGTCAGAAATCATCTATTACTGGATGACTGCCCTAAACATTCCCTTTGAGTGTGAAGTATGGAATCTTAATCGCCTGTTCACACTTATCAAGGTCACGAATCAAAAGAATTCCCCTGCCAAGAAGATGGGTAAGGGTGAACAACTTGCGCAACAGCGCAGACTAAATGCTGAACGTATGGCGTCTAACAATACTACAGGCTAGGAGGGAATCTAATGACTAAGCTTACTTGGGGTGCCGCTGGAGAACGTTTCTTCGAGGCCGGCGTAGATCGCGGTGTCCTTTATGTTCCCGGTCTAGCCGGTGTCTCATGGAACGGTCTTAAGGCTGTTAAAGAGGCACCCACTGGTGGAGAACCTAAGCCCTACTACATCGACGGGTTTAAGTATGCCAATATTGCATCAGCTGAAGAATTTCAGGCATCAATTGAGGCTTTCTCTAGCCCTTCCGAGTTTTCGGTCTGTGATGGTACTGTCCAGCTAGCGGTAGGACTTTTTGTCACTCAGCAGCCTCGAAAATCCTTTGGTCTGTCATACCGTACGCTTATCGGCGACGACCTCACAGGACTTGATCTTGGGTATAAAATCCACCTAGTCTACAACGCATTGGCAGCACCTGCCGGCCGCGATAATAGCACTATGACTCAGTCACTGGATCCACTAGAGCTTAGTTGGGATATTTCAACTCGCCCACCAGCTGCTGCATTTGGTTATAAGCCCACAGCACATCTGGTTATAGACTCCCGAAAAGTAGATCCGGATCTCCTTGCGGTTCTCGAAGGATATTTGTACGGCGCTAATGGACTACTTCCAAGTCTCCCAACGCCCGCGCAGATTATATCCCAGTTTACTACCTGGAAGTCACTAGCCCTAGTTGAGCCGCTCAATTTTATAGGGTCGCTTGCCAGCGCCTTTACCACCATTACTAATGAGGCTGTAAATCCAAGTTTTGAGTCAGTCAACCCAGGTACCACCATTGTTAGAACTAATCTAAGCACAAATCCAAGAGCTTTAGCCGGTAATGGGTGGTTTCGAAATAACGGCGCTATACACAAAGATACATTTTTAACTAGTGGAATACCAACACATCCTTTAGGTATTACTAGTGCTTTGCGAAGTAGCCTACAAGACGGTCAAAGTAAATCAGCTATTGCTAGCTTTTATAACATTGACACCTTGGCTAACACTGGACCGCAAAGACATTTAGGTGTTTGGGTTCTGGCCGAACAAGACGGATTTAAGGTTTCAACCTACGGACATCTTGCCGAAACTGTATTATCTAGTGGGGTTTGGACCTATATTAGAACTACAGGCTCTGGTCTAGCAGCATTAGAGTATGCTACTCTAGAGGTAACTAAAATTGATGGTAGTATGGCGCTTACCTCTGATGGGGTATTAGTCACCGGTTGTGTTGTTGAAAAAACCCTAGATCCGATTGGTGGATATTTCGACGGCTCCATCCTAGACTCTTTGGGTTTCGACTATGGCTGGACCGCCGCGATAGGTACTTCAACATCAACTGCTAAGGCTGCAATTGTTGAGGTTCGTAGAAACATAGTCACAAACCCTAATGCTAGTGTAGACACTACAGGTTGGGTGTCTGGCGTGGCTATGACTCGTACTGAGGCTAACGGTAAATGGTGGGTAAACGCGCCTGGTGGCACATACACCTATGCTCAATTTCCAGGCGTTGTTGGTAGATTCTATTCTATTGGGATGCGAGTACGAGGTCCCGTTGGCGTCACGGTTTCGTTAGGAAATACCGATAACGTAGTAGGCGCTTTTGCAGGCTCAGCTAGCGGCGTCATACCGTCTAGTGGCGAAATTGTACTCCAAGCTAAAGCCAGTGTGGGTACAGGTGGTACTAGTATGGCCTTTGGTATGCAATTACCAGCTGCGTCAACCGGCATCATGATCACAGAAGCTTTTGCCAAAGAAGTATTTGCAATTGGTATTTTACCAGGTCCATATTTTGATGGCACCACCATAGCTGGAAACGATGTTTTTAATCTATGGGGAGGGCTTTCAAATGCTAGCATAAGTCTGCAGTATACGCTAATGCCATTTAATACTTTAAGTGGAAATACCGCGGTACTTAGATCCGTAGATTGGAGCGTTAACGGATATTCGTCTATTCGACTAAAAGCCAATCAAGCTAGTAGTGACAGCAGAGTTGACATATTTAGTAGCGAAGCTATTCGAGCAACACTTAAGTTAAACACTACATATACGATCTTAGCTACCGCTCGACTAATTGCTGAACAGACGGGTAACCTCAGTGGTCAGGCCCGATCTATATTTGTACATCTAAACGGTATCTCCCAAGCACGACCGTTTAGTGCTCAAGCACCCAATGCTGCAGGCGTATACGAACTCAGCTTCAAATTCACCACACTGGATTCACTTGCTGGATACAATGTTATACGACTATATCATGGAGGGGTAGAAGGTAGTGTTGATATTTGGTGGGATAAGCTTATGCTTGTTGAGGGCGACTACACTGCTGGATATTTTGACGGTGCTAAGGATGTAATTTATAAAAACCAGGTAGTCCAAACTGTCTGGGATGGTACACCACATCAGTCAACTTCATCGTTCAAACATTTCACTGAACTATCTGCAAACAGTCAAAACGGAGACGCTAACTTGATGTCTAATGAGCTATGGGTCTTTGTTGACGGCGTTTGGCAAAATAAGGGTTTAATACCCTTGGGTATATAGCGTAGATATTATATAGGAGAGGGTATACAATGACAAAACTTAGTTGGGATGACATTGGCTCTCGCTTCTATGAATCCGGGGTCGACCGAGGGGTTCTATATCCTAAAGTCGGTCCCGGTGTCTCGTGGAGCGGTATAGTTTCGATCAACGAAGCTACAGATGAATCTAGTC